GAAAGATGTCGATTACTTATGAAAACCCAGATGCAGTAGATGCTGAAACGCATCGTCGAAATCAAAAGGATATGTATGATCGTGTAATTGGACCAATGAAGCGTTATGGCAAACAACGTGAAGCAGAGAAACGTAATTTAAAGGAGAGTATCCCTAGCAGACCTCCTGAAAGGAAGAAAGAAGCTATCGACAGGACAGAACAATATAGAAGAGAAACTCCTATTGATAGAGACAATAAACCTGAAAGAATATCACCTGATAGAACACCACCTTCTCTTGAAGGAGGTAGACCTGCAACAAAACCAAATAGACCTGCACCACAACCTAAAAGTGATTGGTTAGAAGATGCTTATCAAAGCAATCTTGGAAGATCTGCTGATCAGGGAGGAAAAGATTATTGGACTCAAGAAGTAGAATCTGGACGTTCAACTAAAGAGGAAGTGATCGCAAATATTCGTAGATCTGATGAATACAAAAACAGAAGCAGGTAGACTGAAAAAGTGATTTAGAAGTTCTATGAGTTCATACGCAAATAGTTCAGACGGAATTAGCAACACCAAGAAATCAGGTCAATCGACTGTGGATGCTTGGAGCAAGTATATTCCGAAAAACAGTGGAGCCAGCATGGTTAACCAAGGGCTTGGCGCTATCACTAGTTGGGGCTTGGCTAATCCAGACAATGAGTCAGTTAGTTCTTTTGTCTCTGGAGCTAACTTAGACCTTGGCTATACCTTGGCTCGTATGGGGTTAGATTCTCAATATCAAGAGAATCAACTCAATAATTATGCAAAATATGCAGGGGGGATGGAAAACCTTCAAACAGGTAATGCCCTTAAATTGATGGCTGGAGAAGGAGATGTAGCTAGAACATTAATGCGTGAACAAGGACGTCTTGGCAATCAACAAATAGGAGTACAAGCTGACCAAGACAGAAGAACAGTTCGAGTTGCAGGACAAGAAAAAAGATTACAGCAACAAGAAGCTGGATCTCAGACACGAATGAACTATATGGGTCAAGGTATTCAAAATAGAATGCAAGCTCAGACTGAAGGAGAGGAAACACGTAAGACGCAAAGAGATAAATACAGAGAAGAAAGAAAGATGAGAGCTGATGCTCGAGGTGCTATCCGTACATCTGGTGCAAAATTTTTCGGTTAAATTAAATGAAAAGCTCTAGGGGAGCTTGTAGACTCAGAATAAAATGGTAGTCAAAACGGAAAGTCCTGTAGAAAGTTTTTTATTTTCCTTAGAACAAGATCGACGAGAAGCTTTTAGTACTTACGTAGAAAATACTTATTCCATCTATGAGATTTGGTTGTATGCAAATGTCTTGGGATACACAGGAGGATTCACTTCATTAGATAAATGGGTGCTACAGAATTACCCAAAGTTAAATAGAAGAGAATTAATGTTGGCTGAAATTGTCAAGTTAGAAGCAGATATTGATTTCTTGAGACAACAAGTACAAGCAGACATTGTTAAACCAGATGCAGCAGCTACTCGTATAGCTCATTTATCTAAGGAATTAAGAGGTCATATTGTCGAGGTAGAAAAGATGACAAGAGGAACTGACCGTCGTGGATTGGTATTAGCAGGTGCTGATAAAGTGATGCGTGAATTAAAATCAATATTTAAAGGCAACGATGATGTTGTCAATGCTCTTGAATTAGCTTATGAATCTGTTTGGGCAGCTTTGGCGGAAGAAAAGTAATCTTCCTTTTATATGACTGAAGAAAAAATCAGGGAGATCCTGCCGCACGTTTGTTATACAAAAGAAGAAGTAGATCTCTTATTAGATGATGCTGTAGCTAAAGCAAGAGCTATAGATGAATTATCGATGAAACAGCATAATCGTAATGCAACAATTATCAGTATGATCCTTGGTTTTACTTGTTTAGCATTATTCTTAGATGGCTTATTAAGGATCTTAGGAATTATTCCACCTTTTCTAGGCTTGGACGTCAATATAATTGATCAGATAGTAGACAAGGTCAACAGAAACGGATAAGTTTAATTAGTTGGAACTAGAGGTTTTGTGAAGAAAGAGGAAGAAAATGCTCGTATACCTATTCCTATTTATGACTTGTTAGATGCGTGTTGTGCTTTGCATGGAGGATTGGAACTAGATAAATTTGAAGATAAAAATTATTCCCTAAAACATGCGTTAAATAGATTCTTTGGTTACCTTACCCCAGAAGCTAAGGCCGAATTCAATGCATGGGTGGAACGAAAAGGCTGGAAGAAAAAAGAAAGAATCATACTGCCATAGATCAAATAGTGAATAACACCTAGACTAGGTTTATGCCAAACGCTTCTATCTCTTTAGCACGTAGACGTAGTGCTCAATTAGCAGCACAGTCGATCAAGGCGAAACCAGAAGCAGTAGTTATATCTCCGGAAATATTAAAGGCAAGAAATCATTTTGCATTCTTTTGCGAAATGATGGGTAAAAAACCTGCCAAACACATGAAGGAATGGCATGATCAGATTCTGACTGGGGAAAGTAACGACCATTTATTAGATATAGCTGGTCCTAATACATGCTTATTAAGTCCTCGAGGCAGTGCTAAATCTACTGTGATTGGCTTGCTAATAGCATGGCTTATTGGCAGGCATGCAGAAGCAGGAAAATTACTGCGAACTTTATATGTGTCATACAACGTTGATGTTGCTCGTAACAAGAGTGCAGCAATTAAAAATTTAATTTGTAATAAGGAATATCAAGAGATTTTTCCAAAAGTCAAATTATCTAAGCATCGGACTAGTGATGAATTATGGTCTATTGATTTTGAACATGCAGGAGTTGACATTAGAGGAGAAGATGCTTTTACAGTTGCTTGTGCAGGTTTAAAGGGAACAATCACTTCTAAACGAAGTTCATTGATTATTGTTGATGACGCAATTAAAAGTGCGGCTGCTATTGCGAACCCAGATATTCGAAGAGAGATGGAATCAAACTGGACAAACGTTATTGTTCCAACCATGTTCCAAGGTGCTAGAGCAATTGCACTAGGAACACGTTTCCATTTTGATGATTTATTTACAACAATTTTCTGCGCCAAAAAAGGATGGAAAGTGATATCTCAACAAGCTTTGCATTATGACGATAATGGAACGCCTAAATCCTATTGGAGCTCCATGTGGTCAGTTAGTTATTTATTGAAACTTCAAACAGAAGATCGAATTGCTTTTTCTTACCAGTATTTAAACCAACCTATTAAAACGACAGAGCTTGGTTTATCTCCCGAGTTATTCGTTAAAGGTGAAGTTCCTGATACATACGACACGATTGGAGTCGGTATTGATTTATCGGCAGGCATGAGTGAACGAAATGATTGGACTGTTTTTGTGCTTGCGGGGAGAGTAGAAGACAAGGTTTATATCATCGACTACAAAAGGATGAGATCGATGGGAAATATTGAAAAAGTAGAAGCTTTAGCTGAATTACTAGTGGAATGGAATCTATTAAGTATGAATGAAGATGGTCAATTTTTCAAAACCGAATCTCCCGTTGTTATTTGGCCTGAGGTAGTGGCATACCAAAAAAGCTTTGAAGGTGATTTAAAACGTGTGTTGTTTAACGAATGGCAGCTCTATAATTTAACTGTGAGTCCTGTCAAGGGTTTTAGAGGTGACAAGTTGGCTCGCTTAAGAGGTATCGTTGGCTTATTTCAAAGCAAAAAAATTATCTTTAATAAATATCGTGATTTTTCTTATATGATTGATGAAGTAGTTAACTTCGGTCACGCATCTCACGATGATTGTGCGGATGCTTTAAATATCGTGGTACAAGGTCTCATGAAACGAGGCGGTGCTCAAATCCAATGGCAGTAAGATTAAGTAATGAGTAATCCATCTAACGAGAGATATCGTCAGATCCTAGAAGCAGCTAGGAAGCGTGACGGAAGCAGTGGTACTGACACAATGGTTGTCAATAGCCATCTAGCTCAAATGAAGCTCTTCATGCTGAGACAAGGCATAGAGTTTCTTCCAGCACAAGATACTTTTGGATTCAGAAAGATATTCTTACAGCAGGTAGTAGAAGAAAACGAGATTGATAGCAGGCTAGAAGGGATCGTTGATGATTTCTTGCTAGATGGTAAAGGTTTATTTTATTTCAGACCAGTCGATGATTCTTATCGAATCATGTGGTTTAGCAAGGAAAATTACAGAGCGTATTATGATGCTCAGTCTCAATTAGAAGAGATTGAACTAATTTATTCCTTTTCAGTTCGTAGTGGAATAGGAGCATTAGCTACTCCTGGATCTGATAATGGTAGTACCAGATATGTCAAGTTACAGGTTCGTCGAGACACAATAAAAGAATCAATCACAAACGAAAGACCATCCTTTGAAGCTGGGATGACTAATAGTTTTAATTGGTCACCTAATCAAACAAGAACACTAGTCAATAGTCTTGGCTTTGTGCCTGCAGTAGAGTCGTTCAATACAATGCGTTCTACTGGAATGGACGCAACAGGAGACTTTGATTGGTTATCTGAACAGATTGTTTTACATGATGATTTAGTCAAAAATATTAGAACCAATATTACTTTCTTTGGTAATCCAACATTAGTATCTAGTCGCCCTAAACATGACTTAGTTGAGTCTGGTTCTGAAGAAGGATTGAGACCTACTATCAGTTCTCAAGCAGGATTCTATTCAGCTAATAGACCATCAACGCGTGTTAGTGAACCCGGCCCAGGTGGTAGTGGTGGATCTCTAAAAGTTCCACGTATTATTGCCAATGTCGAACCCACGGATCGGGCTGTTTACTTAACTCCAGATGCTGTCTCAGGAGACCAAAATCTGTATGCAAGACAATATCGAGAAGAATTGAGAACTGCAATGGGAGGAGTGGATGAATTAGGTATTAGTTCAGGCGCTACTGCATATGAAATTAAATCTTTATATGGTCGAGCTGCAACGACAGCAACTAGGAGATGTAAAGGTCTATTGACATATGGCCTATGTAAATTATTTGGTTTAATTATTTTCCATGAAGAAAAGATATTCAGGGATTCTTTTGCTTTATCGATTGGGTTACAAAAGCCTGCTCCACCTATTAAAGAAGATTTCCCAGAAGAAGGAGACTATGATCAAGCTGTAGGAGCCTTTCAGCAAGCTGAGAGAGACTACGATTCACAGTTAGAACTATCGATTAGAGAAGCGGTTCAGTCTACTGAACTACCTCCAGGAGTTGTTGGCTTAATCCCTGACGGCAACAGGAAAGTTGAGTGGAGGTGGAAAGGACCAGTCTTCGAAGATGGAACAGAGGATATACTGAATTCAAGTATTGTGGTTCGTAACCTACAAGAACTCGGTGTAAACAGCATCGAAGCATTACGTTATCTCTTCCCAGACAAAACGGATGAGGAGAGAAGTGCAATGCTAAGTGGCTATCCATTTAGAATGGCTCAAGCCACACAAAGCAGTATTGGACAATTCTTGTCGCTAATCAACGATATGCGGCAAACGCCTCATCCACAGGCGCCAGATCTTCCTTTATTGGCAGATCCTAAACTGGATTTAACACCTTATGTCTACAGGGCATTTGAATTTTTAAAGAGAGAACTAACTTATGCAGGACAGTATTCAGACACAACAGGCGCCGGCGACCCAGCAGAACTCGATACCATCGAGCGCTCCCGTGCCGAACGCGGGTTACCAACAAACCCAGGCCCAGACCGCCCAACCTTCGTACCAGACACCTTCGGATCCATCGGTACAGCAGGCGGTGGCACCTCAGGCGATACCTCAGGTGGCACCTCAGGTTCAGGCTCCGGTTCAGGAGGTCAATCCATGGCAGGAGGCGTTCAAGAGTCTCAGCGACAGTTTGAGCGCAACGCCGACCTCCCAGCCCCAGGCAGCTTACTCAACGCCGACCCCACAACAAGCACAGACAAGCAGCTTAGCCTCTCAACAGACTTACCAAGCAGCTCCGTCCGTTTCGGGGATGCAGACTTATCAGCCCCAAGCAACTCCGGCGTACTCCCCGACCCAACAGGTACAGGCGCAGCCCTCGATTCAGCAAGAAGTAACACCAAGCGGAGACGGGTATCTAGACAACGTCAGCAACGAAAGTCTTGAAGTCTTACAGCACTTCGGTTCTGAAGCACCAGCACTTTTAAATAGATATGCTTGCACAGTTGAAGATGCTCTTCTTCAGCAAGCTAATCAAACACAGGAAGCTTTTACAAGAATTGAGAAGTTATCTCAAAATATTGAAGGAGCTAAGAAGGTTGTAGATGCTGCAGCTGCAGACAATGCTGCATACCATACAATGCTGACTAACCCTGACATGCTTTCTGAGTACGTCAATGAGTTCTTCGGTCCTAATGGCCCTCATCCTGTTGAGATTGCACAAGATCGTTTAGCAGCAGAAGTTGCAGCTAATGAAGCAAGGATGGGACAGACTCAACAGCCTCAGGCTGCACCAGCTGCACCAGCTCCTCAAGCTGCACCAGCTCAAGAAGCTCCTGTAGGACAGACTCCTACTCAGCAGTTCCAGCGTCCTCAGATGGATATCCCTGCACCGGGTGTACAAGCATCTCGTGGTGGCGATGATTTCTGGGCTTCATTCTCTAACTTAAGTGACCAGAACCCAGCAGCCGCATGGCAAGCTTTAAGTTCTGCAACTCCAGAGCAACTACGTAGCAAGCTTCTAGTTTCAGAAGGATAATTAGAAACATAGAATCCACTGCCTTAAGGGTGGTGGATTTTTTATGTCTAAAATTAATAAAAAGCTTTTAACGATCTAATAATGAGATATGCAGATATGCCTTCAATAGCAGGCGTTCAGTCTATTGATGATTTAGGTGGAGGGATTACATACGGTAACAGTTCTTTTTCTTCTCCTAAAACTCCTCCTTTTGTTGTGGATTGGGAGATAGTTGATAAGCAGCTAGAAGGATTATGGGA